AAGAGGACATGAAGGATGCAGAACGAGCTGTTGAAGAATTTAGAGCGGCTGGTTTTCAAGGTCATGTGTATGTTATGCCTGTTGGTGGTGTTGAGAGTGTGTATGCACTTAATAACCGAAACGTGGCCTTATATGCAATGCAACAAGGTTGGAGATACAGTGATAGACTTCAAGTACCACTGTTTAAAAACGAATGGGGCACTTGATGATAAAAAAAATGTCCAAGAAGAAGGTTGATGTTTCATTCATCGATCCCAAAACTATGGAAGTTAGGTGTACCTTTAACCAATGCGTAGATAAATTTACTGTAGAAGATTTTGAAGTTTTTACTACCGATAAAGGTAAAGATTTTGTATCTGCGTTCCATGCTTGCAATGAATGTGGACAGAGAGTAAAGGCAAAAGGTGACGGTAGTCGAGCATATCAAAAATGGCTCGATGTTCAATCAGCAAAAGATCCTGCAACTCTTGATCCGTATGTTAGCATAAAATTATCCATAGCCGGTCGTCTATCACCAGTTAAAATAACTACATCCGAGGAACACAATGGGACTATTTGACATTTTTAAAAAGAAACCCGAACCTGTACCCAAACCACGTGCTGAGCCCAAACCCAAGGTGCCAGAAAAAACTGAAAAAGAAATTGCCACAGAAAAGAGAGAACCTTATGTGGCTGTGCTTGGTATGGATGTTGATCCCAACAATTTGCATCAAGGTGCATTTGAACTAGATTGGAATGATATATTTGTTGCAAGACTGGTCAAAGCAGGTTACATGATGAAACCCGATGATGCGGATGCTGACATTGTGGATCGTTGGTTTCAGAATGTTTGCCGTCACGTGGTCATGGAAACTTGGGAACAAGAACAAGCCATAATCAAAGGTGCCGGACAATATGTAAACACCAGGGATATAGGTGGTGGACGAACTGAGGTATCATAAAGGAGATTTATGTTAGTATTACCTGATGGCATGCAAGGAAGACCAATAGGTTTTACTTGTTCAACTTTTGATTTACTGCATGCTGGGCATATTTTAATGCTGGCTGAGTGTAAACAAGTTTGCGATTATTTGATTGTTGCGGTACAAAGTGATCCCACAGTGGATCGCCCTGATGTTAAAAATAAACCTGTACAAAGCATTGTTGAGCGTTATGTGCAACTCAGTGCTGTGAAGTTTGTTGATGAAATTATTGTATACGACACTGAAAAAGATCTAGAAGATTTGTTAATGTTTTTACCAATCACCATACGTGTCATTGGTGAAGAATACCGGGACAAAGCATTTACCGGCAAAAACATTTGTGAAGACCGTGGTATCAAGATATTTTACAATAGTCGCACACATAGATTTAGCTCTAGTGAACTAAGACAAAGAACTTACCAGAGCGAACTTAGCAAGAAGAAATAAATGATATTGTATGTGAATGGGGACAGTCATGCCGCGGCAGCCGAAGCGGTAAATTCACATTCCTGGGCCTCAGATGATGGCTTGTATTGGGGACTGGGACAACAACCGCATCCAGACAACGAACGTGTGAGTTTTGGTTGTGAGATGGCCAATTGGTTAAATGCAATCTTGTATCTTGACGCACAAGCCGGCGGATCAAATGCACGTATTATTCGCACCACAAGATCTTGGTTGCACGAACAAACCAATCATGACGATGTGTTTGTGGTACTACAATGGTCAACTTGGGAACGACAAGAATGGTTGCATGAAGACGCTTGGTACCAGGTCAACGCAAGTGGCATAGATAGTGTGCCAAGCATATTTGCTGAACGCTATAGAAACTTTGTGGCCGACGTCAACTGGGATCAGGCGCAACAACAAGCACACGATGAAATTTGGCAATTCCACAACGAACTCAAACTCAATCAAGTTCGGCATGTGATGTTCAATGGTAACAGTCATTTTGGTAAAATTGCTCAACCTCGTGACTGGGGTAGGTGTTACATGGCACCATATGATGCTGACCAAACTTATGACCGTGTACTAAAAAACAACGGATTTAGAACAGTCAAGCCAGATAGTTGGCATTTTAGTGCAGATGCCCATTGCTTTTGGGCCGAACATGTGTTACAATACATTAACGATAACAACTTGATTGCGCCCAATGAAATACGTACTAATTGATACTGCCAATATGTTTTTCCGTGCCAGACACGGAGCATTTAGAGCCGCGGACTCTTGGACCAAGATAGGGTTTGCTTTACATATTACCTTGATGGCAGTGAACAAAATGGCTCGGCGTTTTGAAGCAGACCATGTGGTATTTGCACTGGAAGGACGCAGTTGGCGTAAGGATTTCTACACACCTTACAAAGCAAATCGTGCTGTGGCTCGGGGCAAAATGACCGAGACGGAAGCGGATGAAGACAAGCTGTTTTGGGAAACCTATGATGAGCTGACTAAATACTTGTCACAGAAAACCAATTGTAGTGTTATCCGTCATCCCACAGCCGAAGCTGATGACATCATTGCACGTTGGATTGCATTACACCCCCAAGACGAACATATTATTATTAGCAGTGATACTGACTTTGTACAGTTATTAGCCCCTAATGTCAAACAATACAATGGCATCGCCGATGAACTATTAACCTTGGAGGGCATATTTGATGCTAAAGGTAAACTTGTCAATGATAAAAAAACTAAACAGCCAAAAGTCATTCCAGACCCCAAATGGCTATTGTTTGAAAAGTGCATGCGTGGTGACAGCTCAGACAACGTGTTTAGTGCTTATCCGGGAGTACGGGAAAAAGGCACAAAGAATAAAGTTGGTCTCCGTGAAGCGTTTGGCGACAGGGACCGTAAGGGATATAACTGGAATAACATGATGTTGCAACGTTGGACAGACCACAACGGTCAGGAGCATCGTGTGTTGGATGACTACGAACGCAACTGTACCTTGATTGATCTCACAGCACAACCTGAAGAGGTCAAGGCCGCTGTAGACTCAAGTATTCAGGAACAAATCAGCCACAAGGATGTGGGACAAGTGGGTGTGAGATTTATGCAGTTCTGTGGCAAATACGAGTTGGTAAAATGTAGTGACGTGGCCGAACAGTTCGGACGTTGGATGAATGAAACATATAAAGGAGTGCTGAATGATATTAGCCAAACCAGTGGTAGAGAACCAGTATTGGATTCTCAAGAAGGATAATCGTAAGATTGGCCAACTTGAAGTAAAAGAGAACGGTAATTGCACTATAAAAATTTTAAATAGTGTTATCAGTTATAAAACTGTCAAGATGGCCCGAGAAGCCATCCACATCGAATTTGAACCACCTGAGACAGTGACCCCGTTGCCGCCGAATCTGGTATACGGACACGAGGTTGAAGGTGAAGTGTTTAGTCCGTTGTGGGATGTCAAACAGAAGTTGCCATTGTTCACTAGAGAAGACAAATCCAAGTCTTGGTTTGCCGCAGGATGGTATCGAATCAAACAACATCGCAAGTGGCGAATAATCCAGCATCCAAAACTAATTACTTTAGAACGCTATGCTTACCAAGGCCCTTTCCAGTCACGAGAAGAGGCGGGTGGCCAATCCAATTTATTTGTACAAGATTAATATGACCAATCCATTTAAAGACCAAGAAACATTTATGCGAGCCTGCGATCAGTCTGTAGGCGAGTTTAATGAGAAACAGTATGAATTATATTGTAATCTTATCAGTGAAGAGTTCAACGAACTTATTGCCAGCAACACTAAACATGATGACCTTGACGCATTGATTGATATCCTTGTGGTCACTGTGGGTGCTATCCATAGTTTGGGTGTGGATGCCGAAGGTGCCTGGAACGAAGTCATGCGTAGTAATTTGGCCAAAATTGATTCAGTCACAGGCAAAGTTCGCAAGCGTGAAGATGGTAAAGTGCTCAAGCCAGAAGGTTGGACACCGCCTGAATTGGCACCTTATATAAAATGAGCCTGCATATAAATCGTTTTGTTGATAGTATCAAAGCACATGAAGCACGTGGCCAACGGGACTTCATCATGAACATGCGCGATGCTAAAGATTTACACAGTGATATCACTAAGTTACTGCTGACTCTTGAAGTATTACGTACACAATTAACAGCATCCAAAACAGAAACTGTTACGGTAGAATTGAGTGGCGGTGGTTTCAAAAACCCCTAGTTTATTAGATAAATAAACTACGGAGATAACGATGAGCCGCCCAAAACCTAATGTATTAATCGAGCACACAAACAAACAAACCTACAAGACCGAACAAGTATTGGCCTCTGAAGGTGTTTGGGCGGTGTTTTACGACAACAAGCCTATCAATCTCAAAACATCTAACATGCTGACACAGTACCCAGGACCCAAGTACAAGAAGGTCAGCTTTTCAAATCCCGGGCATGCCAAAAACTTGGCACGTAAACTCAACACACAATTCAAGACCGACAAGTTCACAGTCGTGCTTTTGACACAAGGGGCTCAAGTGTACCCCGATGTCAAGTAAAAAACAAATCACTCTTAAACTGTTAGAATTTCTTCCTACGGAAGAGCGCCTTACCTACGAACAAGCTCTTGTTGATTGGTGGATGATTTTTACCAAACAAGATGGACTCAGGCTTACTGAACGTGGCTATGATATGCTTCGAAAATACGGCATTGCCTCGCATGGGTTTGCAGTTCCTAAAATTTTTCGCATGGGCGACTTGTTGGTGTTGAGCAGGAAATTGGATTGTCCATATTATATTGAGCCGGGAAAAACTCCTGTGTTGCATTTGTTCGGAAGTGAACAAGCCATGATGTATGCTATGTATGGGGATTTGAGCCGTTTTTTGCGTTATCTTGAACGTACATAAAAAGTAGTACTTTTGTAGTAGTATTTTTTGGTTGACCAAAAATGCCCAAAATGCTATAATACACACATGATAAGAAAGAAACGTTCAGATCGCACTCATATAGTATACATGCTCCAAATTGGGGAAGAGTACTACATTGGTATTACCGCTAAAACCCAGCGTACTATTAACATGAGCCTGCAGAGCCGTGTTAACAAGCACATCTACCGCAGTCGCACTGAAAGCAAGAGTTGGAACTTGTACGAAGCAATTCGCACAAACGGCGAGCGGGCTGTGAATTTTGCAATCGTGGACATTGTACGTGGCAAAGCCCAGGCACACAAATTGGAGCGGGAATTAATACAAAAGTATACACCTGTTTTGAACACAGATATACGGGTCAAAAAGGTTGACCAATAATTCCCAAAATGCTATAATATGGACATACAGTAACAAAACAGGAGCCAGAATGCAAGTAACTTTAAAAAACACAATCAAGGTAACCCCAGTAAGTTTGCAGAAAGTGTGCAAGGACATTGCATACGGCGACTATGATCAAACTTGGGAGCCAGTTATGCTCAAGAAGTTCAAACTGAGCAAGAAAAAAATATATGTGGACATGTTGGCTGACCCTGTGGTTGCTGAAACTTATGAAAAAGTAATACAAAAGTTAGCCCGTCGTGCTAGAGAAACATACGAACTCAAAAATCCATGTTATGTGACTCCTGAATTGTTGCATGCCTTGCCCAAGAAACATTGGATGAAAATATTTTGCGAAGCATCAGAAGATTACGCAGAGTCTGACGAGTACGGTGAGTAATTGGTTGACCGATTATTCCCAAAATGCTATAATATGGACATAAACACAAACAAGGAGCCCCGAATGATTGCACTCGAAAACATTGAATCCGTTCACAATACTGCTACAGAGGCCGCTCG